TCCATTCAGTGTCGGGCATCCCATCGGGCCTCGGTGGGAGTTGGGTGCGCCTATGAAAGAACACATCTTCCAACTGGCCGTGGATGTCCACGTTCTTCTGAGTTCGGTGGTGGATCTCATGGAACGCGGTCCGGTCGCCCAATCGGAACGGTCGTCCATACTCAGTTCGTGGGCCTACGTTGATCATGGCATCCCCGGAAGCACTCGAAATGTGGAAGTCCATTTCGGCGTAGTGCGACCTGGTGTCACCCGCGGCATTGTAGAACCCGACACCACCCCGTTCGTTGGCCCGCTCGATCCACTCGGTCGGCATCCAATCGTCGGCCGACCTGTTGATCGAGTCGATTGCCGCCTGTGCCCGTTCGTTGCCGGTCCTGGTGATGTCTAATCCCTTCATCTCCTTTCCCCAGTAGTTGACCGACTCACCCGATACGACCTTGAACTCCTCGCCGCCTATGGCCCGCACCTGGGCCATGATGTCCTTGATCGCTTCCCGCACCTGAGCGTCGTAACCACCCCCGGCCTGTCTGGTTGTCAGACCCGACAACTTGCCCAGGTGACTGGTCAGTTCCTGACCTTTGGCGAGCTTGCCTGCCATACGGACCAGCATTGTGTCGACGTAGTTTTGGCCGTGGAGGATCAGCCACTCTGCCTGTTCCGGGCTACCCCACCAGAAGTCAGACATCTCCCGCACCCGTTTGATGAGATCCGCCGCATGCTCGGCGGTGGTGCCCGGACCCCAAGCCCCAAGACCCAAGTCCTCCAACGATTCGATTAGCACCTGGGTTCGCTGTTGCTGAACCGAACCATCACCTGCGGTCTTGGCGACCCGTTTGAGGAAACCCTTGCTGTCAATCGGGTCCAACAGGGCCAGCGCATCGTCGATAGCCATAGTGCCTTCGTCCACCATTTCGCTGGCTACCCTTGCCAAGTGTTTGATGGCCGTTTCGATTGGCTCGTCTACGGAATCTCGAATCTTGTTGCGTCCTAGTTTCCGGGCGTAATCAACAGCACCGATCTCGTCTAACACTTCGTCCAACACGCCGGTTACCAGGTCGTCCATCTGCCCCTGTGTGGCTGCGTGGATGATCCGTTCACCTTCACTCATGTCCGACAGGGATCTTTCCCGACTGGGCCACCGGGACATCCCTATTCGCCGTTCCTGTTCCAGTTCATTCAGATAGGAACTGTTATCGTCTATGCGCCGGAACAGTTTGTTTTCAACGTGGTACCAGGACTCGTCCGTCTTGTGTTTCATCCCCGACCTGGTAACCCAAGTGTCAGCCTGAGCAGCCACTTCGGGAACCCCGACCATTCGTTCGGCCTCAGCTCTGGTCAGGTTGCCCAACACTCGAATGTCGGCGTCGATCTCGTACAGGATGCGAACCTGGGATTCCTGAGAAAGTGGGGCGAGGGCGTCGATCTCCCTACCGAACCTGGGTGTTATGCCTTCCCCGAACTTGGCAACACGAGGTGTGCCCTTGGATGGATTGGCCGCTCCCTCCATGCGACCGATCAGTTGGTTGATGTCAATGGGCAGGTCAGGGTCAGCGATGTCTGTCGGTGAGTGCCGGGTCGCTCTGATCATGGTGCGGTTCGACCCCGGCAACGAAACCCCTTCAACCCCCAACGGATCACTGGGGTCGTACATGCGGCCACGGTTGGCCCGGCTCTGCGACCGGATCCCGTTGTTGACCACATAGTCGTCGAGGGTGTCATCCAGCAGGGTGTAAAGCTCGTCTTGGAAACTCCCTTTGTTGGCGAGGCGTTCCATCACCTGCCGCCTGGTTTCAACCCGAATCTTGGCGACCACTTCCTCTTGCTGTTTGCGGATCTTCTTTATGGCTTTCGGATCGAACCCCTGCTTGGCTAGTTGAGCGTCACTAGCCAGATCAGGCAGGGCCGCCCCGCCCCTCAACCGCACCTCGGCTTCGATGATCTCATCCAACAACGGGCGCAGCACATCATCGATGTGGGAGTCCAACAGGAACTCATGCTCGGCTTTGGTCAGGTCAGCCCACTTGCGGCCCGCGTCGTCCCACACAATGTCAGCGTTGGACCCCGGCACAGTAACCGGTTCGGCTGGTTTGACTGGCACCTGTTGGGGTGGTGGTGCCTCAACCGGCGACGAGGTCGGTTTCGGTGGGGTGGGTGTGGGCGGTGGTGGCGGTTTGATCGGCGGCGTCCACCCCGGCGGCTTGAAGGTGGTGGTTATCGACGGTTGGGTCTTGAACCCGTTGGGGAACTCCCAGGTGATCGGGTTCTCAGGCGTGCCAGGCCGGAACGACGGGTCGCCTGCCCCCACCGGCTTCGGTGCCTTGTCCATGTCGTGAACGAACCGGATGTCGCACCGGCAGTTCGGGTGCGCATACGGCCCGTCGCCCACCCCCTCGAACGATTCGTTCAACCGGACGACCACCCCGGCCAGCGACGAACACACCTCGCACACATCGGTCGCCCCGGTCACCCACTGCTTCGACGCGGTCTTTGGATCGGCCAACCCGTCGTCCACCACCTGCCTGAACGAATCCAACTTGCCTTGGATCTGCGCTTTCTTGCTTTCAGTACGCGAGATCATCCTGGCCCGCGACTTGCGGAGTTTGTCGGCGTGGGCCTGAGCTGATTTCTGAACCCGCATTTGGGCTTTGGTCCCGGTGATCCCTTGGCGGGCCAACGACTCGGACATCCTCTCAGCCCGGTTGTAGACCGCCCGCTCCCACGGTTGGGTCAGACCGTTGGCGTTGACGCCACGAAACATCGCAAGGTTCTGACCGGCAGAGGTGGTCGGGTTGACCTCTTGGAGTATGTCAACCAGAGCGGTGGCGGTGGCCTCGTTGGTGATCATCGTGGACTGGCCGATCAGGTCACGCACGACCCGCTGCTGTTCCTCCACCATCGCGGTCACCAGGGTGCCCGACCGGAACTGGGCGTATTCCACTGAGGCCGAGTGGGGTGCCATCTCGAACACTTCCTCGGTGATAGGTGCCCACCGGCTCGTCGGGTGCCGGTCCAGGTGCTCAGGGCGCACCTCGGTCATCCTTGCGCCGGCTTTCTTGGTTACCCGGCCCGTGTCGTCGGTTAGGCGCAGCGGGCTACCCAGCCTGGTGAGTTGGCGGTTGATGTCAGCGCGTATCGCGTTCTGGCTTTGTAACTGGCCCTCGTTGAAGATTGGTTGTAGGGCTTCAGCTACCAACTGGCGGTAAGGCTCGGCGACCTCTAGGGCCTGGTCGCCGTATTCGCCTGCGTCGCTGGCCTGGGTGATCCAGTCGTTAGGCGACGGCATCGCATGGAACATCGACTCGAGGATCTTCCCGATGGCGACCTCGCCCCCGCGCAGTTTGGAGTCACCAACCGGCCTGAACTTGGGTTCGTGGTTTGACCGGGCTTTGGTTACGTCCCACGACAGCGGGATGCGGGTGACCAGTCGCCTCTTGCCGACCGATACCGAACCGGCCACTAGATCGCTTCGGCTTCCTCCTGCGGCAGCCCAGCGATGTCGCGTAGGTGTTCGCCCAGGTTCTCGTCGGGCATGATCGCCCCCACCGCTGCGAGTTTCGAGACATAGTCGGCGATGGCGATGATGTCCACCTGCCGTGGCGTGGAGTAGTCGAGCTTGGGGTAAAGGCTGGTTTCGACCCCGTTGAGGCGCATCAGCCTGGGGACCGCGTGGGTGTTGATCACATCGGCGATACCCGACACCCAGGTCTCCAACGCGTCCGCGAACAACTGGATCTTCGACACGGACAGGGCTTGGGTGCCGACCTTGTCGTGGCCCAGCAGGATGAAGTCGGCCAGCACCGACATGGCGATTCGGGCGTCGTAACGAGTAATAATCGCGTTGGTATCAAACTGGCGTCGGCCACCCGTACTCAGGAGTTTGAGGTCGTAAGCCAACTGCTTGGTATCAGGGTCGTAAGCAAGCGGGAACACGATTCCCTCTTGCTCATCGCGCCTGATGTTGCGAACGATGCGCTTGATCTCAGTCAGGGCGCTGGTTTCCTGAGCGGTCGCATTGTCGGACAGCAGGTGCGGCGGCACCAGGGCAACCGGCATACCCGCCAGGTCACGCTCGATTCCAATAGCCTCGATCTCGGCGATCCGCTTCTGGAAGTACCACGGCACAAAAGCGTTGCGGAGCACCGACCGGCCTTGCGGGTTGTTGCGCTTCGTGGTAGTGCGAAACAGCAGGCACCGTTCGATCGGGAGGAACACCTCACCGAACGCCTGGTTCGTGTCCATCTGGTACGCGCCCTCAATGCCGCCCCGCTCATCGAACTTCCAACGGGTGATGGTCGACTGGTCCCTGATCGGCCACTTGCGCCAACCGATCCGACCGTCGTCGTGGTCTGACCGTTCCGAGGACTTCTCCCGATCCGGCCCCAGGCGTCGCTTGTAAACAACTTCGTTGTACGAATACCCGAAGGTCAGCATCGACAGGATCGAGGACAGGGTGTCCGGCCACGAATGAGTCATGTCGGTCATACAGCTCGACACGAACTCGGCTTCGTCAACTGCCCGCTGGTCGTTCGGGTCCGCAGGCGTAACCGTCCACTCGACTCCTCGGACCAACATTTCGATTGAGTAGAGGATGGCCCCGATGACGGCGTGGTTGTCGGCCATCTCCCGGTAGGTGGCGTACCCGCGCTTGCCTTGGAGTTGCCGAAGGAAGTCCTCACGGACCTCGCCGCCGTACTGAACCAGCCCGGTGGAACCAACTTCGCCCAGGTCGGTGGAGGTAGGCGACGCCGCCTTGGTTAGATCGTCGGCCAGGGACATGGGTGCGATCGTAGCCCATAAGTGCTCACCATGAGCCTGTTTGCGACCGCGTCATACCGTGGCGGTTCAGTAGCTCAGGCCATGAGCAAATAAGCTAGCGCGCAACTGCGCGGCCTTCAGGTTCTTCAGTGTGAGAGGCGACACCGCTGACCACGGCCCACCCCTGCTCCAGGAGGAAGAAACCTTCCAGGGGGAAGAAACTTCCAGGGAGGCAAAACCAGGGAGGCAAAACCAGGGACCACATACGCGCAACCACGCGGAGAAAGGGTCGCCAGGGGGACAACTACCCCAGGGCAGCAAAGCGCGAGGTGGCGCGGACCAGTAGCTCAGTCACCAGGGCCAGATCGCATAAGTCACCAGGGGTAGATCGCATAAGTCGACCAGGGCCACCCCGCATCTTTCGCGTGGCGGCACTTAGGACCAGCTCAGGCCCAGCTAAAGTTCTCATCCGCTGAGATCTGAGAACGGCGGAACCACGCGGGGCTAGTTCCCGTGCTCAGCCGCTGAGATTCTGAGAAACGCGCTATGACGCGGGTGACCATGCTAAGCACCCAGGGGAAGTGCTGAGCATCCAGGGGAAGTGCTGAGCAATGCGGCGATTACTTCGCCACCACGAAGCAATCGGGCCAAATGCTAAGCAATCGGGCGACCTGCTAAGCAATACGCCGATTGCTCCACCGCCACGCAGCATGTTTCGCATGGCACCAGCCACGCCGCATGTTTCGCATGGTGGCACCCAGGACCAGGACAGGTTCTCATTCCCTGAGCTAGTGCCCAGCGCGGAACTACGCGGACTGGGTTCGGGTGCTCATCCCCTGAGATTATGAGACACGCGGGATAGCGCGGTTCTCAATCTGGCTCACAATGAGCAACCTTCTACGTCCAGGGACCACATACGCAGAACGACCAGGGACCGGATACGCGCAACGACGCGCGATCCAGTAGCTCAGGTGGTGTAGCGCCCAGGGCAGGCCAGGGCCAGCCAGGGCCAGGAGCAACCAGGGCCAGGTTGTCATCGCCTGAGCTACTGCCGGGCGCGGACTGGCGCGGGTTGTGCTGGCGTGCTCATTCCCTGAGATTATGAGAACCACGCAACGACGCGGTTCTCAGCCTGGGCCACAATGAGCAACCAGTCAGCGCGGAACCCACGGGTTCGACTGTTCCATCGACACCGGCACCACCGTCTCCGGTCGCCTTGCCCCGTCAACCACCAGTTCAGTCAGCGCCCACACCAGGGCGTCCAACCGGTCAGGCGAGGTGGACGAGTCCGGCACCCAAGAACACAACTGGTCCTCCAGCTCAGGAAACGACCCCAGGTGATGAATCCGACCCTGTTCGTACAGGGCGGCCACCGGCTCTGCCCGAACCCGCTTGCCTCGGCTGGCGTGAACCATCCGGATCGGTACATGCCGTTCAACCATTTGGAGGGTGTGCCGCACCATGTCGCCGCCTTGGTTGGCCTCGGCGACGATCCGGTCGGCCTTCAACCGGTGGTAGGTAGCGATCGCATCGGATGCCCACTCGTTAGGAG